CTGGACTGTTCAACAGCAATCAGCTGAGAAAACAAATCTCAGAACTATTCCAGCTCTTGATGAGAATAACAAGGTTGGATCATTTGTGATATATTACAAGGATCCAGCTAAGAAAGGCCGCAAAGAGCAAGGCACATATCCAAAGCCACCATACAATGGAGGAATCACAGCAATTCAGACTGATGTTGACATCTCAAAATTTCACATGTACGAATTGCAGAACGGCTTCAAATCGGGCACTATGATCACATTCATGGATGGTTTCCCTGAGACTCAAGAAGAGGCAGAGTCATTCAAGAATCAAATTAAAGGACCAGCATCCAACATTGAGAATTCAGGTGATATCATCATTACATTTGCACCATCAGCAGACCAAGCTCCAAGAGTTGAGAGTCTGACTGGAAATGACCTGGATAAAAGATATGAATCTCTTGAGTCAAGCGTTCAACAGAACATCCTTGTGGCTCATGCAGTTGTATCTCCATCTTTATTTGGTGTAGCTCCAGAGGGATCATTCAACGCGGCTGAATCAGCTGAGCTCTTTGAGATATTTAAAAAGACTTATGTTGATACAAGACAAAGGAGACTTGAGTGGATATTGAATGAGATGGTTAAACTTTCTGGAGATGTTGGAGTTGTTAAGTTGAGAGATGTTAAGCCAATTTCAACAGCTGAGGTTGCTCCTGTGTCAGCTCAGCCTGTTGCTCAAGAGACAGCATTCAATAGACAAGATATCAATGCTTTGATGGATGTTGTATGCAAGATGAATGATGGAAAGATATCAAGTGAATCAGCCTTGACAATCATCATGACAACATATCCACATATTGATGAGGTACAAGCAAGGAGAATTGTGGGATTGCAATCAGGAGCACAGCAATTGAGCTCTTGTAAAACAAACCATGTTGATGATGAAATAGGTTATTTCGCTGAATATGGTGATCCAGCTAATAATTTTGATACTCTTATGACCATAACTATTCCATGGGATACACCAATGCATGAGGTATTTAAAAAACATGATGAAATTTTTGCAACCATTGGACAGGTAAATGTTGGCGGGGAGGGCTCTAAAGGCCTGGGAAAGACTGATGGAGGGAGCCAGTTTGAAGTTCGATATAGTTATCGTCAAATTCCTGGAATCCCTCCGGTTAAAACTCAATCAAGAGCTTTTTGTGTTAAACTAATTGAGCTTAATAGATTGTATACAAGACAAGAGATTGAAACAATATCAATAAAATTAGGTAGAGATGTGTGGAGATACAGAGGTGGATGGTATACCAATCCAGATACTGGAAAAACAACTCCTTATTGTAGACATGAATGGGTGCAGCAATTAGTTATTGCAAAAGCTGGTACTAAAAATATTGAGGTTGTTCAACCAGAAGTTAAAACAAATGAGATAAAGATTGCCACAGTTAAAGATGGTAAACTTGTTGCCGTTGAAACATTTGAGACAAATACTCCAATGAAAATTGCAAAAGTCACTGTATCTAAGGAGATGACAGTTGATAAATTTCAAAAATATGTTACTGAGGTTGATAAATTAACCAAAGAATATAGAATTGAGAATGCTCTTAATAATGAAGTTGAATTAGCATTTCAATCAACATCAAGGACTTATGGATATGTCAGATCAACAGTTTTAGAAGGTAAGGTTGTTAAAATTAATTTAGGTCATCAAACAGATTTAACATCAAGAAACGCAAACAAAAGAGCAATAATTGATGAAAGCGGCAGATTAAGATTGCAGCATAAATCAAGCGTTGATGAAAGCAATACTGAAATTGCAACAGTAACTCATGAGATGGCTCATGTTTTTGGATTGAATCAATCAAGAAATCCAAAAGTTCAAAATTATTTCAGTAAATTGCGAGAAATTTATAAAGAATACAATGATCAAGTCTTTTTAGCAAAGCAAAAAGTTGATGTTAAAACATTAGAAAAAATCTATTTAGGGCAATATGCTCAGACTAATTTAAATGAATTTCATGCTGAGTCATTTACTGAATATAGATTGAATTCTAATCCATCACCATACGCTAAAAAAGTTGGTAAATTGTTTGACTCAATATTTAAAAAATAATTATGACAACTACAATTGATTTAATTTGCTTTAATTGCAAACACTTTGGAAAAACACCACAAGGATGCTCAGCATTTCCAGATGGAATTCCTGATGAAATTTTATTAACTAATGAACATTCAAAACCATTGCCAGGGCAAGGTAATGATTTAGTGTTCACACCTAAAACTGAGGAAGATGAATTATTTATTGTCGGTTGAGAATCTTAAAAAATTAGGATTAATCCACAGCAATACAGATACAAAACTCTTGGCAGTTGCTATCAAGCGAAGTCAAGACATGCATATTCAGCCAGCTCTTGGAACTCCTCTTTATCGAGCATTGCTTGATAGAGTTGAGACCAACACATGGACTCAAGACTATCTTGATTTAATGAATGATTATGTTGTTCCATGCTTGGTTGCTTTTGTTGATTACAGAGCAGCTTTATTCCTTACTGAGAAACTGACAAACAAGGCAGCTGGCAGAGTCTCTGATGAGAATTTGCAAGCCAATACCTTGGATGAGGTTAATGAGCTCAGAGATCAATTGAGAAAAGATGCATATTTTTACAAGCAGAGACTGGTTGGATTCCTTATGGATGACCAAGCAACCAAATATCCTGAATATTGTGATATGTGTTCTGAGCATTGCAATGAATATGTGAAAAAAGATAAGACTGGATACAGGCCTATAAATTGGATGCAATGAAATTCTCAAAGAAACAGATTGATAAATTAAAAGCATATCTCAATAAGGATGGAAAAAACACTAAACCAGCTAATGAAAGAGCTGGAAATAATAGCGACAGAGCACAGGCAGATAAACGAATTTTTTCAAGGTGATTACATTGATGCTGTCTCAAGAGATGCGGCTCAATATCCTTTGATGGTAGTAACTTTGCAACCTGGATCAATGACTGATCAAGCTGTTAATGTTAATATGGTCATCTCAATCTGCGATAAATATAACATCCAGGAATATAGACAAATCAATGAGATACATTCTGATTGCTTGAGCATCTGCAATGACATTAGAATCACATTCCAGCAATGGAGATTTGAGGAGTTCATGGACATCAATGGAGATATTACTACTCAACCATTCATAAATAGAGGACCAGATGTCACTGCTGGATGGACAATCAATGTGAATGCAGCAATATATGACTACAATAATTGGTGTGACATTCCTTATGATGATTATGACTTTGAGAATGGAAATCCTCCAGCTCAAGATTGTGGAGATCCAACAACAACATACAATGTATATGTCAATGGAACTCTTGAGGATACATTCACACAAGATACAACAACAAATAACACAATAAATATCAACGTCTAATGGCAACAACAAATATCAATGTAACAGCTCAGGCTTATGATAGAGTCCAGAATGAAGGCTCTAATCTAACTCAAAGATCAACCATTGACTTTATCGGAGCTGGAGTCACAGCAGCTGATGATGGAACCAAGACAACAGTCACAATTCCTGGTCCAGTTGCAACAACAAACATTGGACTCTTTGCTCAGACAGCCAATAGTACAATAATAACCAATACAACAGCTGAGACATCACTTATTAATGGAGGGGTTGGGTCATTAACTGTACCAGCTAATGGATTCACAGTTGGTGATAGTTTTAGAGCTGTGTTTGGTGGTGTGATGAACGCTAATAACAATCAAACTATTAGAATCAGAGTAAGGACTGGAGGGATTGTTCTTTTAGATAGTGGTCTACAGAATTTAGGGAGCAGTGTTATTAATGATGTTTGGTCATTAAATATTGATTTTACAATTAGACAAATTGGAGCAGCTGGAGTTGCATCAATTGTATCCTTAGGTGCATTTCATTACACAAAAACAAACAACGCTTCTGTTCAAGGATTTGGTTTTAATATAGTAAATAACACAACATTCAATACAACCATCAGCAATACATTAGATGTAACAGCTCAATGGGGTTCTGCTTCCACAGGAAACAACATATATAGTGACATCTTTATGTTGAATAAAACATATTAGCATAATATAATATGGAGAAAATATTCAAGCTTGATTTCAAAACATTTATAAAAAGTCCATTCACTTATATCTTTTTTATACTTTTGACTATGCTGATAGTCATAGGAAGATATATCATAACATCCAAAGACAATGAAATCAAAGTTCAACAAAAGAAAATTGATGATTGTGATGATGAACGCAAAGCTGATAAAAAGCTTATGCAAGATATACTCTTCCAAAAGCAACTAAACGATAAACTAAATGGAGAATAAATTTTTGTTGGTAGCCACAATTGTGAGCTCATTATTTGCAATATTCACACCAATGCCAGTGCATGAATACAAGGCACCTGAAAAGGATCCAATAAGGATTGAGGCTGAAAAATACTTGCATGATCTTGAGCATGAGAATGAAATCAAGGTTGAGTCACTTAAGCATGATGTGGATAGCTTGTTGACAATCAAGAAAAAAATTAAGTATATTTACATCCAAAGAGATTCAATATGAGCTACGATTGGCTAAAAAAAGAGAAAGCTCCAAAGATATTGGTTGAGGCAGTTAAGCACATTGGTGTCAAGGAGATTGTTGGAAAGCAACACAATAAAACTATTCTTGAATGGGCCAAAGCTCTTGGACTTGAGAAAACATACACAAATGATGAGATACCTTGGTGTGGATTGTTTGTGGCCTATTGCTGTCATGCTCAAGGCTTACCAGTTGTCAAGGCTCCATTATGGGCATTGAACTGGAATAAGTATGGCAATGTTGCAAAGGTGCCAATGCTTGGTGATGTATTGACATTCACCAGGAATGGAGGCGGTCATGTTGGGATCTATGTAGGTGAGGATAATACACATTATCATGTACTCGGAGGAAATCAAAACAACTCAGTGAGTGTATCTCGCATTGAAAAGTCAAGACTCAGCCAAGCAAGAAGGACAGCATGGAGGATTGCACAGCCAGCCAATGTCAGAGTAGTTAAACTTGAGCCAAAAGGAGTAATCACAAGAAATGAAGCATAATGAAAAAACCAGGTAGACCAAAAAAGAATCTTAACATCAACATTGACACTAAGAAAGTGGATGTTAAAATAACAAGAAAAGATGGTGTTACAGACATTAAAGTTGATACACCAAAGGTTGATGTTGAATTGCACAAAGATAGTGAAGGAAAGAGCGTTAAAATAGATTCTGAGCCAATTGATGTAACAATTGACAAAGGTGAAATCAAAGTTGATGTCAATGAGCAATCTGGATTAATTGGAAAAATAGCAAAAATTTTATTGAAGAGATTCAAAAAATAAGTATATTTACACCGCATAATTGTTTTAAAGTTAATCAGAGAGAGCCAGTCATTAATTTGATTGGCTTTCTTTGTCTCTGATATGTTAAAAAATGTTAAAATTGTTTCATAAGTGAAAATAGTTATTAACTTTGATTCATAATTTTAAACAAAACAATTATGGGAACATTTATCTATTTGCTGTTATTGTACAGCTTTGTTGCAACTTTAAAAATCATCAGTCATGGAAAATAAAGTTGAATTAATTGAGGACATGATTCATGTTCTGAAATACAAGATGAAAGTCAATCAGAGACTTATTCCTGACTTAAGGAGAGGATATCTTGATCAGCTTGCTGATAAATTTGAGGATCAGATTGATACTTATTCAAGAGCCATTGGAAGATTGCAAAACTATAAAAAGAAATTCCAATGAGCACAGCACATTACGAATACTGGTGGCAAAAGTCAGGCAGATTCAACATTGATTTATATAACAATTTTTTAAGAGCAAAGAGAGATGAAGAATTTCAGAGTAACATACAAGGTCAAGGAGGACAAATGGAAGGTCATCCACAAGATAATTCAAGCCAACAGTCAAGAGGATGCAATCAAGAAGATGGACATGTGGCCACCGTTAATAATTAAAGTTGAGAAGATATGAAAGGATTTATTAAAGTAAAAAAGGCAGAGCTTGTTCCTGATAAATATGGAAAGCACATCAAGATTTCAATGGTTGGAATTTATGATGAGAATGGTAAATGGTTAAAATGGATTCCATTGGATGAGGTATTGATTGAGATATTGCTTGATAATAAAATTGAGTGTTTAATTAATGAGTCACATCTATGATCCTGCACACAGGCAAGCAAAAGGTTGACTATCGCAAGATAAAGAACTGGAAGATAAAAGTAAATGTTAAAAATAAATTTTATAAGAACTATGAAAGAGACTGAAGAGAAACCAAAGTCATGGATTGAAGAGGCTTGGGAGTATAGCCGAATGGCTGATAATACAGATGATTTATCAATAACAATTGAACAATACTATGAGTATGTTAAAGGTAGGGAGTGATTTCAGTGGAGTTGGAGCATTCAATCAAGCTCTCAGAAGATTAGGCATCCAATATGAGGAGATTTTCGCTTGTGATATGGATAAGTTCGCAAGACAAACATTCATCCACAACTATGGTGAGCCAGGATACTATCCAACCAATGTCTATGATAGAGAGATTCCATCTGAGTCACTTGACATTTATATGACATCTCCTCCATGTCAGGCCTTCTCATTAGCTGGTAAGAGACTTGGAAAGGATGACAAGAGAGGTATCTTGTTTTTTAATTCACATGAATTCATTCAAGTCAACAAACCAAGATATTTCATCTTTGAGAATGTCAAAGGATTGCTCTCAGATGATGGTGGCAAGACTTTCTCTGAGTGGGTCAATATGTTGGGAGGAAAGTCAGTCAATGGTGTTCCTGTCTTATTTCCTTATGATGATTGTGTTCCATATCATTTGTATTGGAAAGTTTTGAATGCAAAGGAGCATGGTGTTCCTCAGAACAGAGAGAGAGTCTTTTTGATTGGAATCAGAGATGATTCAGATAATACTTTCAGATGGCCAATTGAAGAGCATTTAACAAAGAGACTTAAGGATGTGCTGGAGGATAATGTTGATGAAAAGTATTTTTTGAGTGATAAATATTTAGATGGAATAGTTAAAAGAGATAGACATATTGGATTTACTGACTCTGAAAAAAAACAAAATGCAAATTGTATAGTTGCGACATATCATAAACAACCAACTGATGGAGAGTATATTAAAATCAAATCAGCCACATCCAAAGGATTCGAAGATGCATCCGAAGGAGATAGCATCAATTTTTCAGTTCCTAATTCAGAAACAATAAGAGGCAGAGTCGGCAAAGGAATTGCTCAGACATTAGATACTGGATGTCAACAAGGGGTGTTGATAGGTGCATTCAGAGGTCGCAATCCTGACAATCCATCTGATAGAACAACTGGATCACCAACAGAGCAGAGACTTGAAATAAATAAAGAAGGCCTCTCAAATACTTTGAGATCAGTTCAAAAGGATAATGTTGTTGTATATAACAATAAACGATTAAATGAGACCATTAATAAAAATCAATTACCTAATGGAAAACCAATGATTTTAGATACTTATAATCAATCAATGCATGAAGAGTGTCCAACATTAAAAGCAAGAGAAAATGATCATCTAAAATTAAGTGATGGATACAAAATCAGAAGATTAACTCCTCGTGAATGTTTCAGACTTATGGACTTTCCAGATTCATTCACTTGGCCAGTATCTGACTCACAAGCATACAAGCAAGCCGGCAATTCAATAGTTGTCAATGTACTTTACAAATTAATTAAACAATTACCATTATGATAGACAAAATCAAAGAGCTAATCATCCAGGATGAACTTGCAACCAAGTCAAGACAGCGAGGCAGAATTTACAAGAGATCATATCTCTATGCAATATTAAGAGAAGAGGCATGGAACTTGGCTGATATTGGTAATCTATTCAATAGAAACCATGCAACAGTGATCAATGCTCTCAAAATACATGACGCGTTCTATGGCAAGGACAAGATTTATGACAGATGCATAAAGGAATACGACTCAATATTTAAACCTAATTTTGATGAGGTCATGGTATCCAAGGATGCTATCTTTCAGGACATTATGAACTGCCACAACACAACTGAGTTGAAGTTGATTAAGGAAAGAATTGTCTCTGGATGGTATGACAAGTTGTGAAAGTGTGAACTGTGAAATGTGTTTCACACCTAAAAATTGAAAAAATAAAATGTAATTTAAAACCTACTTTTTTTACAAAGTGTGAAATTTTCACAGTAAGCCTCTGAAATGCCCATTGTACTTAGAAAAATGGTGTGAAATTAGGTGTGAAATTAGGTGTGAAATTTTCACAGTAGCAATAAAAATTAATACAATGTATCAAATAAAGAATTTTTTATATATTTGCAGAATGATCTCACAAATTAAACAAGATATTTTTTGCCTCATCAATGAAACAGTAGTGAGATCCTGTGGATTTGGTGGGGCAATTTTATTTTCAAATCTATGCTAATACCTTTAACATATGCTAAAAAACTTATTGATTCAGGATACTCTCTGATTGTTTCTGATGATAAGAAAATACCAATAGGATCCTGGAAACAATCTCAAAAAACACCTTTCACAAAGGATCAATTTGAAGAGAAGTACAAATCATCAAAGGCTCATTATGTTGGACTGATTACTGGATTCAATGGGATTGAATGTATTGATGTTGATCTCAAAGTATTTGCAACTCTCAAAGAGCAGAATGATTTCTGGAATGAATTTCTCCAGTTGCTCAGAGATAACATTGATGACTTTGACTTTAAATTTGTAATTTATAAGACAGTTAATCAAGGATATCATATTCTGTACAAGACAAAAGATGTTAATGGCAATCAGAAAATTGCAAAACTCAAAGGACATTCTGAGGCAGTGATTGAATCAAGAGGGTTTGGTGGATATTGTGTTGTGTATTCGAACAATATCAATCTGTTGACATATCTTGATGTCAAAGACATATCTGATAAGGATAAAGAAATTCTTTGGACCATTTGTAAAACATACAACTACACTGGTGATCAGCAAGTAAAAGAGGAAGTTAAGGAAGTTTATGAATCAACATTGACTCCATGGGCGGATTATAATCAAAGGACATCCATCTGGGATATCATATCAGATGACTTTCAGATTGTATCTAAGACTCATGATAAGGATATTATCAAGAGGAATGGAGGCACATCTCCACATTCAGGATATGTTTATAAGAATAGTGGATGCATGTATCTATTTTCAACTGGATCAATCTATCCACATGAGCAATTGATTACACCATTCATTGCATACACTTGGAAATATCACAATGGTGATTTTAACGCATCAGCTAAAGCAATTTATTCTGATGGATTTGGAGCAAGGCTTGAGAAAAAAATTAAGATTAAACCAATTGAGACAAAGATTAACATTGAGAGAGTTCAATTTCCTATTGAGATATTTAGTCAAGAGATTCAGCAGTATATCATCCAAAGCTCTGAGACTCTTGGCTTGTCAATTGATTACATGGGATGTGCATTCCTTTGGGCATTGTCAGTTTGTATTGGCAACTCATTCATTGTTGAGGTTAAGCCAGGATGGAGAGAGACAGCAACATTGTGGATTGCAGTTGTTGGAAAGCCAGGGATTGGTAAAACACCGTCATTGAATCAAATCATATTTCCTCTTCAAAAGTTAAACATTAGAAAGCAAAAGGAATTTCAAAAGTCCTATGCTAAGTATGTGGAATATGAAAGGCTTGATAAGGATGCAAAAAAATATGCTGAGGAAATAACAAAGCCAAAGTCAGAGCAGTTCATTGTTGGTGATATTACTCTTGAGGCTTTGATTGATTTACATGAGACCAATCCTAATTGCATTGGAGTATTTAAGGATGAGCTTGCTGGTTGGTTTAAAGATATGAATAAGTACAGAGCTGGATCAGATTTAGAATTCTGGCTGTCATCTTGGAATGGTCAGAGCATTTCATTGAATCGTAAAACATCCAAAAGTGCATTTGTTGACAAGCCATTTATTCCAGTGATTGGAGGTATTCAGCCAGATATATTTGAACAATTTGCAACTGGAGCCAATAAAGAAAATGGATTCATTGATAGAATTCTAATATCATATCCAGAGCTAAGTGTTGACAAATACAATACCAATGTCTTGGATAATCAATTGATGTATTGGTATGAAAATTTTCTTATCAGATTAAAGGAATCACTTGCAAAGAATTTTTTTATAACTGATGAGAAAGGTGAAATTTTACCACAAGTCACAAGATTCTCACATGAGGCCAATGATGAATGGATTCGAATTCATGACAAGATATCTGATATGCAAAATTCAGATGAAGAGAATGAATACATGAAATCAATGTTGCCAAAACAAAAGAGCTACATTCCAAGATTTGCAATGATGATTAATATCTTGATGAGCTCAGAATATGATGATGTCAATGCTCTTCAAATTTGCAAGGAGGCAATGATACGAGCTGAAAAGCTAAGTGATTATTTTATAAATATGAGTAAGCTTGTCAAGAAGGATGCTCAAGAGAAAGCTGATTTGAGAAAATTGGCAACACATGGAGCAAGTAAATTTGACCAGTTTATGGCCATGTATCAATCAGATCCAGAGCTTAACAGAACAACAGCATCTGAAATCCTCCAGGTGAGCAGAAGAACAGTAATTAATTGGATAACTAAAATAGAGAAAAAATGAAATATAGATGGATTAGAAAACAATGCACAAAAGCTAAAGGAAAAGAATATGTTTTTTATGCTGTAAAAATTAAAGATATTCATCGTTATTCTTCAAATAATTTAGAACATTGCATTGAGTACGTTAAGAATTTTGCTAAGAAAAATAACATTCCTGAAGATAGGATATTAAGAAACGGAAATAAAAGAATAAATTTTCAAGAATTATAAAAGCAAAAAATGAAATACCTTGTCATCTTCATCATGTCTCTGATCATTGAGATAGCAAGCACATTTTACATATCTTATGTGAGTGAAAAGAATGCAATTGGAATGTTGATCTTTGCTTTTATTGGTCCATTCCTTAGCCTTCCATTTGTTGGATATGTTGTTGACTCAAAGAATTGGAATGAGAGAATATGGATGGCATTTGCAGCTGCATTTGGATATGTATCTGGGAGCTTAATAGTAATTAAAATAATATATTAATATGAAACAGACAGCGGTAGAGTGGCTTGAGACAATACTTGAAGGCCAAAAGGACAAGCCATTTGATTTTGATGAGTGGTCAATAGCATTTGAACATGCCAAAGCAATGGAGAAGGAGCAGATTGTGGATGCATTCTCAGAGGGCACCAGGATGATTGATGTCAATGATGAGATGAGTGCAATGTTTAATGGTTTTATTTATTATCAAGAAACTTATGAACAAGATAAACAAAGATAAACTCAAAGCTCTGGAGCTGGAGTCATTGAGAGGCAAGTATCCATCCATGGATGCGAGATTCATTCCTCTGACTGATTGGAAAGATACCTCAGCCAATGGCCTCACAAAGTGCATAATCTTCTGGATCAATGCAATGGGAGGTCAAGCTGAGAGGATATCCAACCAAGGACAATATCGAGAAGGAAAAAAGATTGATGTTGGAACTGGTGAGATTGCCTACAAAAAACAACTGCCAGGAAAGTGGACACCAGGACAAGGGACCAAAGGGACAGCTGACATCTCAGCAACCATCCGAGGGAGGTCAGTCAAGATTGAGGTGAAGTATGGCAAGGATAGACAGTCAGATGCTCAGAAACAATATCAAGAAATGATTGAGAAAGCTGGAGGAATTTATTTTATTGCAAAAACTTTTGATGATTTTGTAACTTGGTATGAAAGTTTTTCTTTACATTTGTAAAAATTAATAATTCTAATTATGCAAAATGAAA